AGGAGTAGTCGCCGCATTATTGTAAAAGTAATACATTTTTTATATATTCAAGATTATATTGAAATCATCGAGATATAATCTTGATAAAATCGCAATGGATATTTCATTCAATTTGTGCGACACAGCAACATTCGAGTTTCTAATAAACCCATCGCAATATGACAAACTAATGAAGAAAAATGAGTTAACAATGGACCATGTTTTTAGAAAGGAGCGGCGATTCTACAAGCGGCGTATTCTAGCATTAACGAGAGATTTATTCAATAAAAAGGTAACTGATCTAGCGTTAGTGGGTGTATTTAACCAATATTTGAAGGATTGTATACAATATTTGAAGTTCAATGATATCGCCGAGATTATTCAGAGAGATTATAATGGATGCAGTAGTATTCCAAGTAAAGATATAAGTGGTAACAATGCAATGGCCATGGATGATTATGATGATGACAACATTGGAAATACGGAATATGAATACATGGTAAATGGAATTATTGATACGGACATGGATACAAGTGGAAATAGTATAGGTTCAACAATGTCGGGTGCTTCTACTTGTTCGAATAAGTCAAGTAAGAAGAATAATGCTGTACGACAGAAGATGAGAGATAAGAGAGAACAAGAGAAAGATAATGCGGATATATCCGATGATGAAGGGACGGATGACGATAGTAGTAACTTCAACATAGTAAAAGCAACGACGGTATGTTTTAAACCGAAAGAAGTGAAAACAATCACGCTTGACAATTTTGTTATAGTAACGACTCCTCCGAATAGCGAAAAACCGATGATTGTTCCACAAGTAAAGGACATAAATATTATGACTCCTTCTTTTAAGAAAAAGGGTATTGAACAAGGGATAAAGGTTGGTCCTCGAAATAAAAAGCAAAAAGAGAAGCAAGTAGCAACAATTGATTCGCAAGAACCACCACAATAAAATATTTTACGTTGATAATACAGTATACGTATACGATATGGAACATGAAGAGTTAAAAGAAGGCGGTACATCCGCCCCCACCTGTGCGCCAAAACCCGAAGGAGAGGAAGAATATAATTTCACATGTTATTCATCTGAATCTCTCGAGAGGTTAAAACTATTGTGGAACAAGCGACATCAAGATAATAAGATCGAAACAAATGATCCACGAAAAATATGGCGTTCACTCAAGAACAACTTAAGCGGAGTATGTAAAAGCGAGGCTTGTTGGATGCGACAAAGCTTTGCAAAAAGCGGAATAAATAAAGAGATGGAGAATTATACATTTGCGACACCAAGTCCAGTATCGTGGAGAAAGAATCCAAATGAGTGGCTGAATAGTTTAGACATTACGAATGTGATGAGTCAATATGAACACGCATATCCGTCCTTTATATTTTTGGGACCATCGCCCATCGATTACGATCAAGAACTGGAGTATGGAGAGTGTGTGTGGGATGATTTATGTCGCTTTAACCTATCTCGACATTTACGTAATGGAAAGAAGAAGATAGGAGTAATTTTCAATACAGATCCGCATGATAAACCGGGGGCGCATTGGATCTCTCTATTTATTGATACACGACAAAAGTTTATCTTCTTTTTTGATAGCACTGGGATGAGTGAGCCGGACCATGTGAAGCGTTTTATAAAAACTGTAACAGACCAAGGGCAAGAGGTGGGGATTACGTTTCGTGTTATAGTAAATGATGTTGTTCATCAAAAGAAGGATACTGAGTGTGGGGTGTATTCATTATTTATGATAATTCATCTGTTGACAGAAGAGATGAAACCGGAAGACTTTCTTGATAATTCAAAGAGAATGAGTGATAAGTATATGGAGAGGTTCAGAGAGGAATATTTCAACGTTGATGATATCACAAAAGGATGATATAGCAAATAAAACATAGTAAGTAAATAAAACATAGTAAGTAAATAAAACATAGTAAAAATAAAATATGAATATAACACCAATATAATAAATAAATAGTATGACACAACCACTCGAAACAAATGAAAACAAACAACTACTGTGGGGTATTTTAATGGAAGAGGGGGTGTTTAAAGGATTATCGGGGTCAATGTTGCCGACGATACAAGCAGTATTTGAAAACACGATTCAGGAAATAAAGAAAGCATCTCCGGCGGGGACTCCTTTAAAAATATTAAACATGAGTGTTATTCAGCGTCTTGCGAGAGAGATTCCGCAGTTTTCAAGAAATGCAGGACAAGTACCGTCAACTCAGCCTCATATCTCACCGATAGAGTTAATATACGCGGATGATATTCACAAACATAAACAGTCCGAATTGGAAACGAGATTGCGACAGCAAGAGAATGACATGAAATCATTTTTAGATAGGCCAAAGCCGGAAGAGATCGACTTTAGTGATGAACTGTATGATAAACCTCTTGGTGATGATATGGAGCGTATTATAAATGAAACACTTGCTGCGAGAGAGAGGGACTTGGAAATGATATCAAGGTCGATTAAGCCGCCTGTATCATCATCGTCATCAAGAACAACTACTGCGATGATGGCGGCAACTCAACCAGTAAGTATTATGAAAACGCCTGTTACACCGTCAACTTTTATACAAAAAACACAACCACAAGCAATGACTGCGATCGAACTTTCAAGTAGAGATGAGTATATATTATCCTCTCCAAGAGAATCATCTCTACCTCGTGATCAGCAGCAACAGCCGCAACAACAACAAAAGTCCGTTTCATTTTCAGATATAGTCACTACAACCGAAATAAATGAAGATGATTCAATCCTTCAACGATTTAAACGGATATCGCAGCCGCAGCAACAGCAACAGCAACCAGCCATCTCCGGAACGAACGATCAAATTATACAATTCCTCCAAGATATCCAAAAAACCCAATACATTATTTTAAAAGAGATACGGTCATTGCATGAGGAAATATTCCCATCAAATGACAACCCAGTAAATATACCCGACCCAGAATACACCGACTTATCACAACAAATACAGCATGTACATGATACACAGAATGCAGAGGACTAAATGATTACTCTTGTACGATTTTATATCCACCAGGCTCTCCATTCTCTCCGCTAGGATTCATGACTAGTTTCCCAACGAGTATAAGGTTTCCGCTCTGATAATTTTCAAAGTCATATAAAGTGTTATTTGATTTGTCCATTGCATATTTGACACCTCCAATATTAACTGATACAGCATTCACTTGTTTCTTCACTCTATTTGCAGCGGCAGTAACATCGCTCTCTTGATTCGCAATATTTGGACTATACACATATTTCGTCTCAGCAACATCACCAAACGTGAAGCATTTCACATTTTCTTTCGATCCAGCGCGTGTATGAAGTCCACAATCAAACGACGACGACTTGACAGCGCTCAATATTTGTTTATTTATTTCTTCTTTTATTCGTGATATTTCATAGAGAGATTGATCAGTGGTAAGTGGTGTGCGATGATCTATTTTGCTTACATCTTTCAATCGAAGTTCGAGAGATTGGTCGCTTTCCGGAGATATCTGTTTCTCGCTGAATTTCATGAGATACATAAACACATCGACCGTTCTAAGTTCTTCGGGAAGGTCTTTATGACTACAAATACGTCGCGCACGTCCGATGACTTGGTCAATTCTAACGGGATGCCAATATGGTTCGACAATATGTACAAATCTGACATTTCGTAGGTTAATTCCTTCTGCACCAGATGCAGTAATCATAAGAATCTTAATAATCTCTCCATATACGTTATTATTTGCCATGCGTTTCAGCTCATCGGTGATTGTATTTGGCACATATTTCCACTGGCTATTAAATATGTTGCGGATAATTTCCTTCTCTTCGGGTGTTTCAGTACCAGTATATAATGCGAAGCATGGTTTTCCGCGTTCTTCATCGGTCATATCGATGGTCCATTCACCCATGGAGCTTTGTTTAATACGAAAGTGTGCAAATCCATTTGTCTCTAGAATAATCTTGATAATTCCAACTCCTTCTAATGTACGAAACTGTGTATATAATAGATGAAGGCCAATATTCTTTTCGTCAACAAGGTTCTCTAACACACGCACAAGTTTCGGGCTGTACGTGATTAAATGTTCAGGAGTAAGATAGCTCATCGCACTGGTTTTGAGATCATTGAGCGCCTTCTTTATTTTCGCCTGGTAGATATCATTGACGCTGGCTTTTGTTCCGGTTGTAGAGAGGTGATTTTGAAGTTTGTCGCGGTCATCTTCATCAAAGAGTCCATCGGGATTGTCTAATCTCTCTTCAACTCCAACACCGTCGAGCATATCTTCATCAACTTCTTCTTGATCGGCGATGGATGTGCGTGTATTTCTACCCTTCTTTACAACTGGTTTATCATCGTCTTTTGTTGGTTCAGATGAAATAATCATGTCGATTTGGTTGATGTATGAATCAATATTAGGATCATTATTATTAGTATCATTATTATTAGTATCCTTATCCTTTTTAGTGTCACCGACTGTTTTTATGTCATCATCGCCAGGCAACGGGCGTTTAATTCCGGATGGAAATACAAAGTTGCATGAAGCCCTCGAGAAAATGCGATATGTCGATGTTTGTGTTTTATATAGGGCATTTGCGCCTTCTTCAGAGTTATTGACGGCCACCCCACCCTTTGACTTATTTTTCCGCGATCTCTCTTCTTGTTTTCTCTCAACTTGTCGAACCTTTTCATAAATATTGAATTGAAAATCGCTCATTTCAGATTCAACTACATGAAAGTTGGTATGAAAGTCGTATGCTGGAAGTAATTTTTCTTGGGCGCTTCGAAAATAAGATGTAAGTCCGAGGATTCGTCGCATAAAAAGTTCAACATTTTTGAATCCAAGATTGTCATTTCCAATAAACATGGCATTAAACTCTTCCAATTTATCAGGAAGTGCTTTATACTTCTCTTGTTTAATCATGGTTGTGGTTACATCAAGTTTATTCGAACGAAGAGTTTCAACAACCATCTTTTCGAATTGTGCATCGCTCATCATTCCGGCTTCATTTGCGGCGGCATCGACGATATTCATGGGGTTGTTAGTTAGTGTGTTGTTAACTACCGCGTCATTTTTTACCCCCCGATATGAAGAATATCGGTATGTACTAATAAACCCCCATGGGTTTCGGGTAACAGAGAGAATCTTCGTTGTAGAATTATAATCGATTGAATCGAACAAATCCCCGGACTTGCCACCATTTCCACCGCTTTTTCCGTATCCAAATATTTTCTTAAAAAGGTCAATGTTAATCTTCGTGTTTCCGGGAAGAGATGCAGCTGCAGTAACAGGAAAGTTCCATGTTTTGATGTATCCGCGCAAAATATTAAAAAGCACACCAATTTCATTGGGATAATTAATAATAGGCGTACCAGTTAATAGGACAACCTTCATGTTCTGCGCATTCATAAGGTATTCGTACATTCTCATCGCCAGACTTCCAGGTCTCTTTATTTTATTTACAATTCGACTAACGAAATTATGCGCTTCATCTACAATAACGACCGAGTTATCAAAGGGATTCTGAGTATAATCGTTTGTCATTACTTTGAAGTGTTCGCTGCGTAACCCATTATAGTTAATAAACTGGTATTTGCTGCGGATCATTTCATTTAATTGGGCATCGAGTGTTACCTTCTCCGCTGGCGTGAGTTCTTCAAAGTTGCTGGGTTTTTTCACGTTAACTAGCCACGCACCGCCATTTCTGCGAATAAAGTCAACTGGGATCAAGAGAATACGGGACAAAGTGGCGGTAAGTTCATCGTTTCCGCGACTATCGATAAACTCCCAAAACTGATTCTTCTTGTACATGACATCACCGCACTTCTTAAGTTCCTCCATATAGTTCATCCGAAGAGAAGCAGGAGTCATGACAATTACTTTTTTATAGGTCTTGAGACCTTCGGCAATAGCAATAGACCCGCATGTTTTTCCACTTCCTAGACCATGGTAAAGCATGAGTCCGCGGTATGGTGTATGAATGTCAAGGTAATCTTTTACAATTCGTTGGTGCGTAAGTAGTGTGCGTTCATCAGTGTCTCCCTTTTCGCAGCTAAACTCTGATTCGGAAGATAGAAGTTGTTCTCTGTATGGTTTAAATAGAGTATTAATAAAGTCGATAAACTTCTCTCGGTTGTTCATGTAATAAGATGGCGCAATAATCGCGGTTTCCTTTGCGGTTTTATCGGCGATCGTTTTAGGAAGGCGTTCTTTAATAAGTTCATCGCCGATTTTGACCATGGTAATCGGACCGCTGGCGATAACACCCTGTTGTTTCTTTGGCAGTCTTAGTTTTTTAATTGCTTTGGTTACTGCAGCAATATCTGCTCCGGAAACAGGAGCAACCTCTGATACATTATCACGCGCAGTTTCATTTGCAATTTTAAGTATTCCAGTAGCAGGTGTTTGTACTTCAATCGGTCTCTCTAGTAACTTGATGCGGCGTTGTACCTTTTTGATAATTATTACAGGTGATGCTTTTGCGGTTACTTTATCTGACATAGAAACCCCGGTGTCATCTACTTTTCCTGTCACAGACCGTAATTGTTCACTGCTTTTTTCCTGGATTGGTGGTGGCTGGATATCCTCCAATGTTTTTCGGTATTCGGGTGCATCTAATTCCTTTACACTCGACGAAACAACCCGCTTTGCCCTAAGCGCATTCATAATAGATGCGCGATCAACGACACTTTGATTTGTTTTATCAATAATCCCGATTTGAAAT